CAAGAGACGGAAGGAGTCTCTCATGAGGGAGTAAAGGACTACCTAACGGGAATCTCGAAATACAAACCTCGTGATTATCAGATTGAGGGTGTGTTTGATGCATTGCAGAAGAATAGAAGATTGATCATATCACCTACAGGTTCTGGTAAGTCATTGATGATATATGCTATTACAAGATATCATACAGAATTCAATAGGTCAACACTAATTATAGTCCCAACCACATCACTGGTGGAACAGATGTACAAGGACTTTGCAGACTATGGGTGGGATGCAGATACAAACTGTCACAAAATATATGCAGGTAAGGATTTACTCAGTAAGAAACCAGTCATAATCTCAACTTGGCAATCAATATACAAACTACCTAAGACATGGTTTCAAAGGTTTGATGTAGTTATAGGTGACGAGGCACATCAGTTTAAGTCTAAATCATTAGTGAGTATAATGCAGAAGTTGTATGACACGAAGTATAGGTACGGGTTTACGGGTACGCTCGATGGTACTCAAACTCATAAGTGGGTACTTGAAGGTCTATTCGGATCCTCTTATAAGATCGTGGACACGAGAGAACTACAGGAGAAAGGTTATCTAGCAACGCTCAACATAAAGATACTATTACTCAAGCATGATCCTGTAGTTTTTGATACTTATCAGGATGAGATAGAACATCTTATAACTCATAAAAAAAGAAATAATTTTATAAAAAACCTAGTCCACGACTTGAAAGGTAACAGTTTAATACTGTACAGTAGGGTTGCTACCCATGGAGAGGTTCTGTACGATATAATAAATAAAGATGATCGCCAAGTATTTTTTGTACATGGTGGTGTTGATGCTGAGGAGAGAGAGTCAGTAAGAGAGATTACTGAGAAAGAAAAGAATGCAATCATCATTGCATCATTCGGAACATTCTCTACAGGTATCAATATAAAGAATCTACACAATGTAATTTTTGCATCACCTAGTAAATCTAGGATCAGAACATTACAATCTATAGGTAGAGTTCTACGTAAAAGTGACAGTAAACTTACAGCAACGTTATACGACATAGCAGATGACTGTAAGAAAGGTTCAAAACAAAATTATACGTTGAACCATCTCATTGAACGTATCAAATACTACAACGAGGAAAAATTTAACTATGAAATTATTCAGATCAAAATCTGATAAGGGAAGAGATCCTTACGACGAGTTCATTGCGTCGATAAAATTGGTTAGTGGAGAGGAGATACTCTCAAAAGTTGTAGTGGATTACACTTCAGAACAAGAACAAATAATTATAGACAACCCTGTCATCTGTCAAGAGGTTCGCTCCTCTGGAGCGAATATCCCTTTGGGATATAAGTTTGAACCTTGGATGAAAATGACTGATGAAGATGTGTTCGTTTTAACACTTGACAAAGTTATTACATTATCTGAGATAAAGGATATACAAGTTATTGATACCTACACTGCCGTTGTAGAGGATGGGTTCAAACGTCGCCACCCTGAGATTACAAAGGATATGGGATATGTAAACTCCGTAGATAAGGCAAGGGATTTAATCAAAAAATTATATGATGGCGAGAGTGCTACAAAGGAACCTAAAGAACCTAAAAAAGACTTATAGTATTCATCTGAACAGCGACACTGTTAGTGTACAGGTATTTGCCAATGTTGTCAAGTGGTGCTATAATTTCTGTATACAAACGAACACGAAATGGTACGTAAGAGATCAGAACATTACGTAAACAACAAAGAATTTTTATATGCTATTGTTGAATACAAAAAGAATGTAAGGGAGGCAGAGGAGGCAGGCACTCCTAAACCTAGAATTCCAAATTACCTAGGTGAATGCTTTCTAAAGATTGCTACACACCTGTCATACAAACCAAACTTTGTCAACTACATGTTTAAGGATGACATGATTGCTGATGGGTATGAGAATTGTGTGCAGTATATAAACAACTTCAATCCAGAAAAGTCAAGCAATCCATTTGCATACTTTACGCAGATCATACACTATGCCTTCTTACGTAGAATACAAAAAGAGAAAAAGCAATTAGAGATAAGGCAGAAGATAATAGAAAAGTCAGGGTTTGATGAGGTCATGTCTGCTGACGAAGACGGCAAGTCATCTGAATACAATCAGATCAAAGATGCTATACAGTATAGGAACAACCGATGAAACTAACACAAGAAATGATTGATGAGATCCAAAGACTCATGGAACATACCAAGAAAGATGGTAGTATGAATTGGGTTGATGGTGAAGACATAGAAATCAGTCTTGCAGGTACATTTGCTGCTGACAGGTTTATTGTCATCAACAATAGATCTAAGAAACCATGGCAACCATCAATCAATAGCACACATCATCCAGATCATGACCCTAAAGTCACGGAAGATTTTTACAAACAATGGCCTAACCTAAAAAAATGAAAGTTGCCATCATCACAGATCAACACTTAGGTTTTAAGAAAGGATCAAAACTATACCATGATTACTTTTTAAAATTTTATGAAGAAGTTTTCTTTCCGACTCTTGAAAGAGAAGGTATTACAACTATTCTCGACCTTGGTGACACTTTTGACAACCGTAAGGGTATTGATTCATATACTTTGGATTGGGCGAAGAAACATTATTTCGATCCTATCCATAGTCTTGGCATTGACATGGTTTCTATTGTCGGAAATCACACTGCTTTCTATAAAAACACTAACGAGATTAATACTAACCATCTATTATTACGAGAGTACAATAATATTACCGTATTTTCTGAGTGCACGGAGTTGACAGTTGGTGGACTACCTATCCTATTCATACCATGGATCAATGCAGAGAACGAGCAGAGAACCTATGACCTGATAAAGAAAACTAAATGCAAAATTGCCATGGGTCATCTAGAACTCAATGGTTTTATTGCTACACATGGTCACACTATGGAGCATGGTGCACCCATAGAGGATTACGATAAGTTTAAGATGGTCTTCTCAGGGCATTACCACACCCGTTCTAGCAACGGAAAGATATATTACCTAGGTAATCCTTACGAGATGTTCTGGAACGATGTAGATGACGCTAGAGGGTTTCATATATTTGACACAAAGAAACTAACTCTACAAACTGTGAACAATCCACATCAGTTGTATAAAAAAATACATTACAAGGATACACCTAGACAACTATTCAAGTTTGGTGATTACAGAGAGAAGATAGTGAAAGTAATAGTTCAAAAAAAGAGCGACCAACGAGAGTTTGACAGGTTCATAGATTCTTTACAGAAAGCAAATCCACATGATATTAAGATAGTGGAGACTGTTGTTGACCTATTGTTTGACAAGGAACATACTCAGGAAAGTGAGGACACTATGACCTTGCTCAACAAATATATTGATACCATAGAGACAGATCTAAACAAGTCTAAGATCAAAAATATAATAAATGATGTATACAGGGAGGCATGTGAGGTCACAGTCTAATGCATATTATCACTATAAAAAACATGAAAGAAGATGGTGCTTACGCAGTCATCAATGAATATGGTGAGAAGGTTGTATTCATGTTTCAAGAGAAAGATGACGCAGAAAGGTATGCTATGCTATTAGAATGTAATGGCGACCCTGAGATGGAAGTGATTAAAGTAAATGACAAGGTAGCAATTACTGCTTGCGAAAAGACAGGTACGAGGTATACTGTTATTAGCAAGAACGATATAGTATTTCCACCACTTAAGTATGATAGAATTTAAAAAAATAAAATACAAAAACTTTTTATCGTCTGGTAATCATTACACCGAGATTGATCTCAAAAAATCAAACAACACACTGATAGTAGGATCAAATGGTTCGGGTAAGAGTACGGTTCTTGACGCACTCACATTCTCTTTGTTCGGTAAACCGTTCCGTAAGATAACAAAGAGTCAGTTGGTAAACTCTATCAATGAGAGAGATGCAAAGGTAGAGATAGAATTCAATGCCAGAGGTGTAGACTATAAGGTCATACGTGGTATCAAACCAAACATATTCGAGATATACAAAGATGGAAAAAAACTCAACGAGGACGCTTCTGCTAATGATCAACAGAGGACTTTGGAAGGACAAATACTCAAACTCAACTACAAATCTTTCACTCAAATTGTTATACTTGGCAGTGCTTCTTTCGTTCCCTTTATGCAACTTAGTGCTCCACATCGCAGGGAGGTCATAGAAGA